TGCAAAGTATGCTCCGCCTGGTTTATTCCAGCATACGCCAATATCCGTTGGTGCTGCCCTGAGCACGGCACTATCTATGCTCTCGAACTCCGCGCAAAGGAGAAGGTGAAAGCCGAGGCTAAGCGCATCAAGGCGCAGCATGAGGCGGAGAAGGAAGGGCGCAAGCGTCGGCGGGAGAAACGCATAGAACTGAAGACCAAATCACAATGGCGGAAAGAAGCCCAGGCAGCATTCAATAAATACGTTCGTCTCCGTGATGATGGCTTGCCCTGCATCAGTTGCGGCCGATTACCTGCGCAAAAGTATGGCGGAACCATGGATTGCGGGCATTACCGCACCCGCGGCGCGGCTGCCCACTTAGCGTTCAACCTTCACAATACTGCAGCGCAATGTGTCTATTGCAACCGTGACAGGGACGGAGCACAGAAGGCGTTTGAGCAGGGTCTCATTGAGCGCATCGGAGCAGAGAAGGTCGAGGCGATCAACAACGACAACAATCCGCGCCGGTTCGATATCCCCTACCTGCAACGCATCAAATCCATATTCACCCGCAAAGCCCGGCAGCTTGAGAAGCGCCGCGCTCGTCAACTGGAGGCCGCATGAGCATCGAAACCATTTACTGCATCGGCTACGTCGGCATCCTCGCCGCGCTGGCTATTGGCGACCTCATGCATAGCCGGAGGAAGGAGCAATGAACCGATCCGACATCGAGCGCTACCAGCGTGAATCCATCCTCCGCGCCGGATTCGACATCAACCGCCGCGGCCCCGGTGGCACAGCACAGAAGATTATCCGCAACAGTGAGCGCCGCAAGGCACAGGCAAAGCAGAAGGCAGGAGAGACAGCATGACGGCTCAATATCTGGAATACGTACGCCAGCAACTCATCACAGCCAACGCTGACCTGAGCGGGGCAACAAAGGGGCAGCTCATGGCGTGGCTGGAGAATGCGCAGTTCGATACCGGCACGCACAAGCGGAAGAAGATAAAAGTCTTGGATGAGGTAAGCGGGAAAATGATTACTCTGGATAACCCGCCGATCCCCGGGAAGCAGTCACGGGCCAAAGGCTCACATATTCCACTGGTGAACCATGTCGAGTTCTGCACATCCTCCTGGCGTCGTGCGGTGCTTTCTCTGGACGGCCATCAGAAGGCGTGGCTTCTCTGGAACTACAGTGAGAACACCAATTTTGAACACCAAGTGGCTATCACGCAGTGGGCGTGGGCTGAGTTCAAAGAAAAGTTATGCGGGCGCAAGGTGGCAGGCAAGACCTTGGATCGCCTGAAGGCACTTATCTGGCTTGCGGCACAGGACGTAAAAGCTGATCTGGCGGGGCGTGAAACATACGAATATCAGAAGTTGGCGCAACTGGTAGGAGTTACACCAAAGAACTGGTCGGAAACATTCACTGATCGCTGGCTGGACATGAAATCCATTTTTTTGGCGTTGGACCGAAACGCTTTATTGCAGGTAACGAGATCACGTTCGCAGCAAAAGGCGACAAATTTAGATGCAAGTCTTGCAAAACTGGATTGAAAGACGTATATTTCATGTAAATCAGATATGCTGCCAAAAATACATCGGCGGCAAACAATAAAAAGTCTCGGTTAACAGCCGGGGCTTTGTCTTTTCTGGGCCGGAAGCTCATTTGGTATGAGCGATCCCCTCATAAGGGAAGGGTAGATAGGTTCGAATCCTTCGCGGCCCACCAAATATCGCCGGTTTAGCTCTAATGGTAGAGCGGTCGCCTTGTAAGCGAATGGGTAGCGGTTCAAGTCCGTTAACCGGCACCAAATAAAAATACTCCCTCATCGCCAGCCTTCGCGCTGGCTTTTTGCTTTGCGCCTGAGAAGCTTTGCTCTCTCGATTTCCCCGGCGCTTTCTTATCCCTCAACTGCACAGTACCTGCCTGGGAGACCAGAGGTAAGAGATATGCGCATGCCGTGGAAAAACGATCCCAGCATTGTTTCGATGCTTATCGCCTTTGCGATGACGCTTATCGGTGCTGTTGCGAGTTACTCATACAAAGTCCTGAATGGCGAGGCCTTTAGCTGGCGAACGCTATGCCTGCAAATCATCGTCAGCATCTTTGCTGGCTTGCTTATGGGGCTGATTGCCAGCTATTACGGCTGGCCCGTGGAAATGATTGGCAGCTGCTGCGGTCTGGCAGGATGGACGGGACCAGCATTCATTAAGGCGCTGGAAGCCAAGTTTCTAAACAAAGCAACTGGTGAGGGTGCCAAAAGTGAATAAGCAACAGTTTGCCAGAGCAGCCGGTATCAGTAGTGCACTGGCGGATAAATGGTTTGATCACATCGCCGCCACCGCGAAAGAGTTTGGTATCAATACTCCGAAACGCCTGGCTCACTTCATCGCGCAGATCGGGACGGAGTCAAACGGCTTCCGGTCTGTTTCTGAAAGCCTTAACTATTCTGTCGCCGGTCTTGCCATCTTCGGCACCAGACTCACCGCAGCGCAGCGTGAACAGCTAGGACGCAAGCCAGGAGAGCCTGCATTATCTGCTGCGCGTCAGGCTGCAATAGCCAACATCGTTTATGGCGGTCGCTATGGCAACAACCTGAATGGTGACGGATGGAAGTATCGCGGTCGCGGACTGAAGCAGGTTACATTTCGCGATAACTATGCGGACTGCGGAAAGATACTAGGGCTGGATCTGCTGAAGAACCCCGACTTGCTCCTTGCTGATGCTAACGCCGCCCGTTCTGCCGGTTGGTTCTGGCGTGCCAATAACTGTAATCAGTTTGCAGACGCTGGTGATGTAGTCGGGCTTACTAAGCGGATCAACGGTGGCACTAACGGTCTGGATGACCGCAAGGCCAGGACTAAACTGGCGGAGTCTGTTTTATGCTGAGCTTCCTCTCTCCTGAACGACTGAAAACCCTGATCCCCTACATCTTCCTGATAATTATCCTTGGATTCATCGGGAAGCTTGGCTACGACAACACTGTACTTACAGGGCGCAATGAACGGCTGCGGGAGGCCAACGCGACGCTGAGAAATCAGAATAACGACCTTGCGGCCACGCTGAATAACCTGGCTGATAAGGTCGGTGAGCAAAATGAAATCGTCAAGACTGAGGCTCGTCGCCGGGCAGCCGCAGAGATGAAACAGCAGAGGTTGCAGGATGAGGTTAAAGAGGCTCTGCGGAGCAATACATGCAGTGTCGTTACTGTGCCTGACTCTGCTGCTAACAAGCTGCGCAAGCAAGCAGAGGCAGTACGTACCGGTAAAGCAACCACATCTGCCAATACCGGCAAACCTGCTGATTGAATGCCCTGTGCCGGATATCCCGGCTTCTTTCACGTACGGAGATAGCGTGCTTCTCAACCTTCAGTTGCTTAACTCGATTGACGACTGCAACGGGAAGCTCAGGTCGATATCTAAAATCAGCGACTTGTAGCCATTACAGAGGCTGTTCATGAGCAGCTTCGATAATGGTTAAAGGAGAATGTCATGGCAACCACAGCGCTGAGAGTCGAAACGAAAGCAAAATGGTGGAGTCGCCCGCTCCTTATTGCACTGAGAGGGCTGGTCTGTGTGGGCGTCATCCGAAGCGAAAAACACGTTAGTTGCTGTGTCAACTTCATTGCTGATCACGGCTTCATTTTCAAAGTAGAGAAATAAATATGGCTAGGCCAACCAAGTATCAGAAGGCGTATGCCGAGCAGGCTCGCAAGCTGTGCATGCTTGGCTACACCGATTCGCAACTAGCTGACTTCTTCGAAGTCGCTGAAGCAACCATCAATACGTGGAAGAAAGAGCATCCTGAGTTTCTGGAGTCCGTAAAAAAGGGGAAAGACCTTGTTGATGCAGAAGTGGTCGACAGCCTTTTCCAGAGGGCGATGGGATATGTCGCCCCGGACACCGATATCCGCGTTATTGATAACAAGATAGTCAAGACGCAAATCGACAAGCATTACCCGCCCGACACTGCAGCAGCCATCTTCTGGCTTAAGAATCGGCAGAAGAAAGACTGGCGCGACAAAATCGACCACGGCATTGAAGGGGCTGACGGTGGGCCAGTGCAGGTAGTGAACTACACCCCAGCTGATTATAAAGCCGCACAAGAGCAGCTTGAGGGGAAACTAACAGACCTGGACTGACTACATGAGCGAAATCATCGAGTGGGAAGATTTAACATTTCCTGAGCGTGTCGTGCTCAAGTCAAAGTCCACAAAGTCTTTTCTCAACTTTACCCGCCTGTGGTTCGAACTGGTTCAGGGTGATCGCCTTCTGGTTAACTGGCATCACCGGTTAATGGCGTCGAAGATTGATGACCTGATCGCCGGACGTCTCCAGCCACGAAACCTGATAATCAACATTCCACCTGGCGGCACGAAGACAGAATTCTTCTCTATCCACTTTCCGGCCTACGTCAATGCACTGGTACAGGAAGGCAGGTTAAAGCGCTTTCGTAACCTGAATATCTCGTTTGCTGACACGCTTGTTAAGCGTAACTCACGGCGCACACGCGACATCATCGCCAGCCGTGAGTATCAGGAGCTTTGGCCTTGCTCGTTTGGCGTGAACCAGGCGGAAGAGTGGGAGATTAAAGACGATCGTGGTCGCTCAATAGGTCAGACGGTATCTCGATCCAGTAACGGGCAGATTACCGGTGGTCGCGGTGGCTACTTCGGACCTGAGTTCTCCGGCATGGTTATGCTGGATGACTACAACAAACCGGTAGACATGCTCAGCGAATCACGCAGGAACAGCGCTAATACGCTTCTTGTGAACACTATTCGCTCCCGTCGCGGTGATAAGTCCAAAGAGCACCCTACGCCGTTTGTGAGCATTCAGCAGCGATTGCACACCGATGATGCTACCGGCTTCATGCTGAATGGAGGCATGGGCGTTAAATTCCATCACGTCGCAATACCAGCGCTGATTGATGAGAAATACATTCAGTCTCTCGCAGAGCCATGGCGCTCACTATGCTGGGAGACAGTAAAAAACACCGATTACGTCGAGGTCTCCGGCACTCGCTATTGGTCATACTGGCCTCAGATGGAAGACGTGAACGACCTCCTGCAGCTGTGGGAGAAAGACCGTTACACGTTTCTGTCTCAGTACCAGCAAAACCCTATGGCGCTCACCGGTGGCATCATCGATACCGGATGGTTCCAGACTTACACCACGCTGCCGAAACTTACTCACCGCGCCGTCTACGTTGATACAAACAGCGGCAAGATTGAGGACTGGCTCGACTACACCGTATTCACTCTCGTGGGAATGGGAGTAGATGGCAATCTCTACATCATCGATGTGGTGCGCGGGCGCTGGGACCCGGAAGACCTTCTGAAGAAAGCGGAAGAGGTCTGGGAGAAATGGCGCATGCAGGGTTCAATACGAATCATGCCAATGCGTCACATGGCTATCGAAGAGAAGCAGGCCGGTCAGGGTCTGATCACCACGCTGAAGAAGCGCAGCGCGACCCCTGGACAGCTCAGCATTCCGGTTAAAGAAATACCCCGAGGCGCAGGCCAGAACAAACTGGTTCGATGCCTCAACGTCATCCCACAGATTAAGACCGGAAAGGTCTACGTTCCTGCAACGCACACGCAAGATGGTGCGGCGATTATGCACACCTATTACGAGGACGGAACGATAGCCGGGACGACATCATGGGTGCTTACTGCCATGACCGAGTGCGCAGCTTTCTCCGCTGATGACAGCCACGACAATGACGACATCCTGGATACATGGATGGACGCCATCGACGACAACCTTATTTCCGGTCGCCAGCCAATGGTCATCGACCCGAGCCAACTCAGGAGAATTTAAGTGTGGCCGTTTAAAAAGAAACACGTCGCCGCGCCTGAGCCGGTGAAAGAGCCTGAAAAGCCTCAGATGAAGATTAACCCGGTAGCGGTGGCAGAAGTCCAGCCTAAGCCCCCGAGAGAACATAAGCGCTACGAGCCGCCTAAAGGCGTCATCCCGGAAGCGATCCGCAGTGCGGTGCTGGCAATGGATTCAACCCCCTACGGCGAAATAAACGACGCATACGCCAGTGGTTACGCTTACGGCAATATGGACAACTTCCCCGGCTATCCATACCTGTCGATGATGGCCCAGAAGCCTGAATACCGGAAGATGGTCGGCACGCTGGCGGAAGAGATGACCCGCAAGTGGATAAAGCTAAAGACTGTGGGCGATGACGACAAGTCTGACCGCGTTAAGCAACTTTACGACGCCCTTGAGCGATTCAGCGTCCGAGATAAATTTCGGGAGGCGGCTGAACACGACGGTTACTTTGGCGGCGGGCAGATTTATATCGACGTGCTGTCCCCGAAAAACGTATCTGCCTGGACTGATGATAATGAGCTTCAATCAAAGCTGTTCCTGAGCGACAAGAAAATCCCCAAGGGCAGCCTGAAGGGTTTCCAGGTAATTGAGCCAGTATGGACCTATCCTGGTATCTACAATGCGCAAAATCCGCTGAGCCCTGACTTCTACAAACCAACCCAGTGGTTTGTGATGGGCAAGACGGTGCATGCCAGCCGAATGGTTGACTTCGTATCGCGCCAAGTTCCTGACCTGCTAAAGGCTTCGTATAATTTCCGTGGCCTTTCTCTGGTGCAGATTGCCGAGCCATACGTCAACAACTGGTTGCGTACCCGCGACAGTGTAAGCGACATGATCCACTCGTTCAGTATTCCGGTGCTGAGCACTGACATGGGGCAGATGCTGAGTGGTGGAGGCGCTGAAAACCTACTGCTGCGGTTAATGATGTTTAATCAGTGCCGAGACAACCGAGGCGCTTTCGCTGTAGATAATGACCCAGCGAAGCCAGAGAAGGCAGAGTTTGTTAACGCCCCTCTGAGCGGCTTGGACACACTGCAGGCACAAGCCCAAGAGCAGATGTCATCTGTATCAAGCATCCCACTGGTCAAATTGCTGGGCATCACACCAAATGGCCTTAATGCCTCATCAGACGGCGAGATTCGAGTTTTCTACGACTACGTTCACTCACTACAGCAGGCGATGTTTAAAGCGCCCCTGAAGCGCGTTTTGGAAGTTATTCAGCTATCTGAGTTCGGTGACATCGACCCGGATATCACCTTTGAGTTTGAGCCTCTCTATGAGATGAGCTCGAAGGAGAAGGCTGATATCCGCAAAGTTGATGCTGATACCGATGCTGTTTACATCACTGCTGGCGTGCTCTCTAACAACGAGGTCAGAGAGAAAATAGCCGATGACCCTGAATCACCTTACCACTCACTGGACCTAAGCGATGACATCGAAATCGAAGAAGAAATCGATGAGGACGACGAAATCGACCCAGCCGACGATAAGGCCGGTCAGACCTAACGCAGGTGTTGAAGTCTGGTATCGCAGACAGCTCGATAAGCAGGTGCAAGAGATGCAGAAGTCCGTTGTCTACTGGCTAACCGCAAACTACAAAGCGAGCGGCGCAGCAGTGGCAATGGACGCATCTCCTGCTGTGTTTATGCGCGATGCGATGAGGAAGCTGGCTAAGCGCTGGACTAAATCATTCGATGACATCGCCCAGAAGTTATCCGACCGGTTCGCAGGTGATGCCATGAAGAATTCTGACGTATCACTGCGCAATGCTCTTGACACAGCAGGCTTCACGGTTGAGTTCAAGATGACCGCGCCAATGAACAACGCTCTGCAGGCGACCATATCCGAAAACGTTGGGCTGATACGCTCCATCCCGGAGAAGTATTTCACTGAAGTTGAGGGAATGGTGATGCGGTCGGTGGCTCGTGGCCGTGACCTTGGCACCCTCACTGATGAGCTACATAAGCGTTACGGAATTACTCGCAGGAGGGCTGCTCTCATCGCACGCGATCAGAACAATAAAGCCACCTCAGTCATGCAGGCTGCCAGGCAGAAATCACTCGGAATCACGCAAGGCATCTGGCGACATTCCCACGCCGGTAAAGATCCTCGCCCATCTCACGTTAAAGCTGATGGCAAGGTTTTCGACCTCGATAAGGGAATGTATCTGGATGGCAAGTGGGTTATGCCGGGCGAGGAAATCAACTGTCGCTGTACATGGTCACCGGTGATCCCCGGCCTTAATTAATCGGAAGAAACATGAAACCTACTGAACGGTTAGCGTTTGACCGCGCATCCGTGCGCTCATTCGATGGCAATGGCAGGCTTCAGGTCACTAAGAGCAACATCAGCAAGGCTAACGTCTGCCAGTACTACGGGCGCGAAATCCCGAATGCTGAAGCTCTGGGGTTAGAGCCGGACAAGATTTACCGGCTTTACCGCCACCCTGATGAACTGAAGAAAGCCGCATCAACATTCAACAACATCCCTGTCCTCTGCATCCATATACCTGACTTCCCCGGCGACCCACCTCGCGAATACCGCGTAGGCACGACGCATTCCGGGTGCGAGTTTGATGGCACCTATCTCTGTAACGGCCTGTCCGTCTGGGATAACTCAGCCATCGCGGGTATCGAGACTGAAGAGCAGAAAGAACTGTCATCGTCGTATCAGTACGTCGCTGACATGACACCCGGCGAATCACCAGACGGCGAGGCTTATGACGGCGTCATGCGTGAGATCGTTGGGAACCACGTTGCACTGGTCGAAACCGGCCGCGCAGGTAGCGACGTACTGGTCGCTGATTCTCTCCCACTGGAGCTTAAATACATGAAGTTAGACCGCAAAGGCGTTGCCATCCGTGCCGCGCTGGGAGCGTTTCTGAAGCCGCGCCTGGCTCAGGATGCCGCACCCAAAGACCTCACCGCCATCCTGAACGCCAACAAAACACCAAAGGCAATCGCCCAAGCTGTGGCTACCAAGTACAAAGGCAAACTGGCCGCCGACATGGAGATCGAGCCGGAAGAACTGGTTGAAATCATCGAAGCTTCCGAACAGGCAGTAGAGCCGGAAGAAGAAGTGAAAGTGACCGGTGACAGCGACCACGAAGCGATCATTTCCCTGCTGCGCGAAGCTGGCGTCTCTGAAGAGGTGATCGCCAAAATCGCCGCGTCTCTGGCTCCGGCTGCTGCAATGGACGAAGACGACAAAGGCGATAAAGAAGACAAGGACGAGAAAGAAAAAGTCACCAAAACCGCGATGGATTCTGCCATTCGTCTGGCTGCTGACTCTGCAACCAAGAAAGCCGCTGAAAACTTCCGTGCCGTGCGTGAAGCAGAGCAAGCCGTCCGTCCGCTGATCGGCGATGTCATCGCAATGGATTCCGCTGACGAGGTCTATCGCACAGCGCTGGAGCAGTCTGGCGTTGATATCGATGGCGTCCACCCTTCAGCATTCCCATCACTGGTGAAGATGGCTATCAGCCAGAAAGAAAATACACGTCCGGCCTCTCTGGCTCAGGACTCCGCATCAATCAGCGATTTCGAGAAAGCATTCCCGACCGCTGGCAAACTGAAACGAGGGTTCTAAGATGCCTTTTCAGAGTGTAATTAACCAATATCCGGCCCCCGGCGTTGAGGGTGGCTTTGCCAGCACTAACGAACACATGACTTACCTTGCAGGTGAAGGTGCTCTCGTTGCTGGCGCAGGCGGCCTGACTATCGGTCGCTTTGCGTGGGCAGTGAATGGTCAGGCAACCAACGCCGGAACTGGTGAACCATCTGGCTTCGTCCATCGTGATGGCCAGGCAGTTATCACCGACTGGCTCGGCGCAGCGTCCAACGTAATTCAGGTTGGTCGTGAAGTCACCCTGATGACCCGTGGCGACTTCTGGGCGCGCACCTCCACTGCCGCCACCCGTGGGCAGAAAATCTTTGCCTCCCTCACAACCGGCCAGGTTCAGACCGGTGCCGCTGGCGCAACCATTGCAGGTTTCGTCGAAACAAACTTCTTTGCCGGTAGCGCGTGCGACGCTAACGAGCTTGTGAAAATCAGCACCTGGAGCAAGTAATGAACGAATTTCAGAAGCATTATGCCGCGGCGAGCGGCAAATACGGCATTGTGCTGCCGGGTGCGAAAGACTACCTGAAGCCTGAGTTTGCGGATAACTTTGCGCTGGCGATGGATGCGCAGCCGACAATGGTTACAACCGGTAGCTCAGGCGTTCCGGCATTCTTCACCAACTTCGTTGATCCGGAGCTTATCCGCATTCTGGTCACGCCGATGAAGGCAGCGGAAATTATCGGCGAAGTGAAGAAGGGCGACTGGACCACGCTTACCGCGCAGTTCCCGGTCGTGGAATCAGCCGGTGAAGTCAGCTCCTATGGTGACTACAACCACAACGGCATGACCGCGGCTAACGTGAACTGGGTCCCTCGCCAGTCCTACCACTACCAGACCCACACCCGCTGGGGTGAGCGTGAACTGGAGATGTACGGCGCGGCGCGCATCGGCTATGCCGCTGAGCTGAACGTAGCCTCTGCTCTGGTGCTGAATAAGTTCCAGAACAAATCCTACTTTTACGGCATTGCAGGCTTGCAGAACTACGGACTGCTTAACGATCCGAGCTTGCAGCCATCTATCGCGCCAAACGCAACTGGCACCGCGAGCGGCGTCAAGTGGTCCACTAAAGACGGGCAGGCTGTCTATGACGACATCCTGAAACTGTTCGGCCAGTTGGTATCTCAGACCAGAGGTTTACTGGAAATGTCCGACAGCATGACCCTGGCTATGTCGCCAGCCATGCAGGTGAACCTGGCTAAGACGAACATGTACAACGTGAACGTCTCCGATCTGCTGAAGAAAAACTTCCCGAACCTGAAAATCGAAACTGCTATCGAGTATTCGACTCCTGCCGGTGAGATGGTTCAGCTGATTGCTGACCGCTTTGGCGAGCAGGACACTGCATACGCAGCCTTCACTGAGAAGATGCGTGCACATGCCGTGGTGACTGAAGAGTCATCCTGGAAACAGAAAAAATCCGGTGGCACCTGGGGTGCAATCATCCGTCAACCGCTGGCAATTGCCACCCTGCTGGGAGTGTAAGTCATGGCTGAGACAGTAACTGTAGGCTGCAAACTGCCGAACGGCATCGTGCTGGAAATTGAAGGTTATAGCGTTGTGCTGAACGGCGCTAATGCTTCAAACGTGATTGGTGGCTACGGCCTGACCGAAAACGTCGATAAAGACGCTTTCGATAAATGGCTGAAGACCCATGCCGAGCAGGAGTACGTGAAAAACGAACTCGTGTTCGCACAAGCTAAGACCAACAGCGCCGAGGCGAAGGCTAAAGAGAACGCTGGGCGCAAAACTGGTCTTGAAGGTCTGCCGCAGGATAATCCGATGCCGGGCATTCAGAAATCTGACGGGAAGTAATCATGGCTATCGTTGTCTTTGATATCGCCGCATTCCGCGAACGTTACCCGGAGTTCGACACCGTAAGTGACTCGTTGCTGAATGCGTATTTCGTTGAGGCAACGGTTTACCTTGATAACACTGATGGCAGCGTCGTGACTGATGCGGCGATCAGGTCCGTTTATCTGAACATGCTGGTTGCTCATCTGGCAGCGATGAATTTAGGCGTCGCGGGCAGCAAGCCAACAGGGTTAGTTGGGCGCGTAGCGAGCGCCTCTGAGGGTTCTGTGTCCGTTTCGATGGCGGACATACCCTCAAGTGGCTCCTCCTGGTGGTATCTGCAAACGCCCTACGGGGCGGCTTACTGGCAGGCTACATCATCATACAGGACGGCTCGCTACGTGCCCGGCGCTTCTCCTTCAAACTATCCCGGACACTATTACCGGCGAGCATCCTGGCGGAGGTAAGCATGGCTACTTTCAGTGGCGGATCTGCGCTGGAGGCAAAACTTGCTGAGATAGCGGAAAAGCTCGGAGAGGGTAAAACTTTGCGCGTCGGATTTCTTGAGGGTGCGACTTACCCTGATGGGGAGTCGGTAGCAATGGTCGCTGCAACCAACGAATTTGGCAACCCAGCCAATAACCAGCCCCCCCGCCCATTCTTCAGGAACATGATCGCCGAGAAGTCTCCTGAATGGCCTGAGGATATAGGTAAGATTGCTGAGGTTACCGGGTATGACGCTTCGTCAATGCTGGGGCTGATGGGTGAGAGAATTAAAGACCAGCTGCAGGGATCTATCAGGGATTTAATGGAGCCTGCTTTATCGCCGGTAACGGTGAAGAAGAAAGGATTCTCAAAGCCTCTCATCGAAACGTCACACATGCTGAACAGCGTCGACTACGACATTAAGGACGGTGCTGAATGAACCTGCGCGGCATTGCCAACGGCCTTACCAGCACCATTAACCCGAACGTCGCCGGGATATTCCAGGTAAACACCGGATTTACTACGCAGCCCGGAGGTAAGCGGGTTCCGGCATACAGTAGTGTAGATGTAACCGTGCAACTTCAGGAGCTTTCTTCCACCGATCTGAAGCAAGTCGACGCAATAAACATTCAGGGGATTTTGCGAAGCGCTTACCTGAATGGAAACTTCAACGGGGTTAACCGACCCGAGCAAAAGGGCGGCGACATTCTGATTATTGGACAGGAGAAGTGGCTGGTCGTCAAAGTCCCTGAGCTTTGGTCTGACTGGTGCCGGGTAATTATCAATCTTCAGAGGTCGACATGACAGCGACTATCGACATTAAAGAGATTGACCTGCTAATACCTCTCCAGGCGTTCCTGATGGAGATTACTGGCCTCAGCATGGATAACGTGCTTGACGGTCAGCAGAACCTCACGCCGATGCCGCTGGGTGACTTCATTGTGATGACGCCGATGCGACAGGTCGGCCTGTCAACCAATCGTGTCGCCTATCTTGATGATGGGGGGTACGGTAACGGCCGGCAGTCAAACCAGCGCAGTACTCAGTGGCCTTGTCAGATTGACTGTTACGGCGAGAAATCCGCTGACAATGCGGCGATCATCGGCACCCTTATCCGCTCAGACTTTGCCTGTGAGTGGTTCAGGTCTAATGGCAACATCCTTACCCCGCTTTACTGCTCCGACCCTCATCAGACCACCATGATTAACGGCGAGCAACAATACGAAGGGCGCTGGACGCTGGATTTCGTAGGGCAATACAACCCGACAGTCTCCACGCGGCAGGACTTCATGGAAAGCATCACTATCGGCGTCATTGCCGCAGATTTAAAATACCCACCGGAGAGTGCATAAATGGCAATCCCATTACGAAAAGATGTGCAGATTAACCCTGGAGTGCTGCCTGCTGGCGGGTCCGCTCTCGACCTTAATGGCCTTATTCTGACCGACAACGCATATGCACCTGTTGGCCAGGCTGTGGCCTTCTCTACAAAAGAGGATGTGGCTAAATACTTTGGCAGCCTGTCAGCCGAGTACGGCATGGCCTCGATCTATTTCTCAGGCTACGACAATTCGACCAAAACCCCCGGCGCGCTGTTGTTCTATCGATTCAACCTTGACGATGCGTCAGCGTGGCTTCGCTCTGGGTCTATGGCATCCGTGACGCTTGACCAACTCAAGGCAATGAGTGGCGGCCTGACCATCACCGTAGATGGAACATCTCACACATCAACACCAATTGATCTGAGTGTAGCGACCAGTTTTGCGCAGGCCGCAGATCTGATTGAGACTGGCATTGGCTCAAGCGTGAATGTGACCTTCGATACCACGCAGAAAGCCTTCATCATCACATCGGCAACGTCAGGCGCGACGAGCACTATCAGTTACGCTTCCGGTACACTGTCAGCTGGCCTGAAACTCACCTCGGCGACTGGCGCAACCACATCTCAGGGCGCGGAAGTGCAAAACGTTACCGACGCCATGCAGGGTGTGCTGGACTCATCTCAGAACTGGGCGCTGTTTACCACAGCGTTCGCGCCAGATGATGCTCAGGCAATGGCATTTTCTGCCTGGGTGACCGGACAGAACTACCGATTCGGCTATGTTCCTTACACCATGGAAGAGTCAGCATTGGTGGCGGGTTCAGCTGAAACTCTGGCTTTTAAAATCATCGCTGTGAATGATTACGCCAACGTTATCCCGGTTTATGGTGATCAGGGGCATGCAGCCGCTGTCCTCGGCTACGCCGCGTCTCTGGACTTTGACCGCCAGGAAGGTCGCGTCACGCTGAAGTTTCGTTCTCTGTCTGGCTTGCAGGCCAGCGTCACTACTTCAGCAGACTACGATGCGCTGATCGCAAACGGCTACAACTTCTACGGCGCGTACACGGCCAATAAATTCAGCACCACTTACTGGGCTGACGGCACGGTGACCGGTGACTTCAAATGGGTAGATTCCTTCTGCTTCCAGATTTGGCTGAATGCCAGCCTGGCGCAGGACGCTATCGAACTGTTTAAGTCAAACCGCAGCATTCCGTACAACGCAGCCGGGAAGGCGATCATCGAAGCTTCCTTTGCTGACACGCTGAATCAGGGCATCACCTTTGGCGGCATCCGAACCGGCATTGACCTGTCATCCTCGCAGATTTCAGAGATTCAGAACGCTGTAGGGTCTGATGTGTCACCGGCGTTGGTAGCAAAGGGCTATTACCTATATATCGCTGATGGCACTCCTACGCAGCGACAGGAGCGCACAAGCCCCAGCATGACCCTCTGGTACTGTGACGGCGGCAGCGTACAGAAAATCACTCTTGCATCGATTGAGGTCCAGTAAATGGCGAATAATACTATTACCAGTGCTGACTCCATCTTTGCACTGAGCGTTACCAACCTGTACCCCAGCGCGCAGCGACTGGAGGGCTACGCTGCAGATGCAATGTTTGCCCTGGGCGACACCGAGATGGCTCTGTCTGTTCGTGGTGCTGATGGCAAGCTTTCAGCTGGCTTTGTGTTTGGCGAGTATCTGCAAACCATCACCATCATGCCAGACAGCCCATCCCGAGAAATCTTCGAGACGTGGCAACTGACCTCCACCACAGCTAAGGCTGTGTTCCGCTGTAACGCGACGATCATCTTGCCGTCTCTTGGTCGCAAATACACGCTGACCAATGGCGTGCTGCAGCGAGCAAAAGCTATCCCTGATGCGCAGCGCGTGCTGCAGGCGATGACGTTCCAGATCAACTGGGAAAACGTTGTCTCTGAACCATATAACCCGTAAGGAAATCCGATGGCACGCAAAGAAATTTACCATACGGTCGAAGCCAGGGGTCGTGACAAAGGGAAGGTGTACTTCATCACCGAGATGCCAGCATCTCAGGCAGAGTGGTGGGCCATTCGCGCAGGAATGGCGATGGCAAAGGGCGGGGTAAACCTGCCTGATAATTTCTCTGACCTCGGCATGGCTGGCATGGCGAAAGTCGGCCTGGAGATGGTCGCGCGAATCCCGCCGGAAGAGGCCCGTCCGCTACTGGATGAACTGATGTCATGTGTTCAGTGCGTACCCAATGCCGCGGACAAGTCTATCAAACGCCAGTTGATTGAATCTGATATCGAAGAGGTCTCTACCCGCCTCAAAATTCGAGCCGAAGTCTTAAAACTACACGTCGATTTTTTAATCGCCGCCGCCAACTAGACATTCCTCCCGTCATGGGCCAGCAGATTTATGGCCTTGCCGAATACGCCAACGTGCCTAAAACCATTGCGACTGTTTTGTCGTCGGGGAAGTGCTCTCTCACTGAGTTAAGCACCACATTAGGCGTGGAGGATTTGTGGTGGTGGCTTGAGATAATCACGGTAGATAACTACAACCAGATGGTCATCAACAAAGCGCAGGAGAAAGGCTGATGCCAACGATTATTGATTCACTGGTCGTTACGCTAGGCCTTGATCCGTCAGGGTTCAAAAAAGGCCAGAAAGAAGTAAAGGACGGTCTCAGCGACACCCGGTCTAATGCTGACCAGGCTGCCAAGGATATGGAGGCCGCAGGTAAAAGAGCAGCCTCTTTCTTTGGCTCCATTCGTACTGAATTACTCGCGCTTGTAGGCGTTACATTGTCTGCTGCCGGTGTGAAAACCTTCATTACGAGCATGACATCAGACCTTAACAGGCTGGGTATCGAGTCAAAGGCTCTGGATATTTCCGCTAAAGCTCTCGATGGCTGGGAGCGGGCTGCAGCGGCAGCAGGCTCTAGCGCGGAGCGGATCACTGGTAACCTTAGCGCCTTCCAGAACACCCTGACTAAAATCAGGACTGGTACGGCTCAGGACGACCCACTCTTCGGCACCCTGGCAAATTTTGGCGCAGCTACAGGCGCACAGTTTGATTACGCAAATGACAATGCTGAAGCATTAATGCGTAAGATTTCTGCTAACTGGGGGAAGTTGAGTAAAGACGCTCAGCGGGCATTCGGTGCGGCATTTAACTTTGACAATGCGACTCAGCAGGGGCTTGCAGATGGTTCGCTTGTAAGGGATGCCGACCGGTTTGCCAGCATCTCAAAAGCGACGGATGACGCGACTAAGAAGGCCCACGAATTCAACCGCCGCCTGCAGGAGATGAAGCAGAATTTCTCTGCTGCAGCACAGGTACTGTATGAGGCGTTGATTCCGTATGTTGAAAAGCTAATCCCTCTCATTGAGAAATTTGGCATCTGGATCACCGAGAACGGTCCTGCTATTGAGCGATTTTTCTCCGACTCTGCAAGAGAGGTAGGCCAGGTAGTCGATGCTGTTGGTGGTTTGCAAAATGCACTGACCATCCTTGCGGCATTCGTCGCTGGTAGCTGGGCTCTGAAAATGCTGGGAGGCATCGCAAGGGTAGGACGAGGATTTGGCCCCATCATTGCCGCAATGGCTGCTATCAGCGCATGGGATAAGTTTGGCGAAGAGGAAAAAGACGCCAAAGAGAAGGGGATCAGCGTTGGCGAGAGCCTCATCGAAAAGAAAAACCAAAAGGAAAGGGAAAACCAGACTTCTGGGAATACGCCGACCGACAAGATTATCGCCTGGTGGGAAAACCTGACGAAAGGATTCGACGGGGATAACAAACACACGGCATATGGAGTTCGACAGGATGATCCATTGCCAACTCCATCTCAGAGCGAAGGCGAGCATCCATTAGGGGTGCTGGCCAGTAAAATGGCAACCTGGTGGGATACTCTTACACAGGGAAATAAAGCGGAAGAAAAACCAACCCCTTCGTCTTCATCTCTGGTTCCGGCTGGACAACAAACCAGCGAGCCATACCGGGAAAAGATTTACCCGATAAACGAAGTGATACGCGGTGATGACCAAAAAACGCAGCAGGAATCTAACCGTTTGCTTGAGGGGATTCTGTCCAGCATTAAAAAACTCAGCAGCATCCTCACCGATCAGGATCAGCCTCAGCAAAACGTTCACGAGCAGGCGGGATATCTCCTGAGAGACAGGCCGCAACAACCAGCGGAGGCACCCAAACCAACTAAAGCTGGCGCAGCTCTTCTCGGGTGGATGCAGCCGGCTTTTGATAATTTGGAGCGTCTGTACAACCTGCCTATGGGCCTGCTGCGTAGCGTGGCAACCACTGAATCGGGTGGTAACCAGTATGCGCAGTCCGGAGCAGGGGCGAAGGGCCTTTTCCAGTTTATGGACGGCACAGCCAGTGATATGGGCCTTAAGGGTAACGATGTATGGGACCCGATGAAATCCGCAGAAGCTGCCGCGAAATACCTGAGTCAGTTGCTTCGGCAGACTGGCGGAGATCTGAATAAGGCGCTTGCATCCTATAACTGGGGTCCTGGCAATGTGCAGCGCAAGGGATTGGAGAATGCGCCGGCAGAAACGCAGGCATACGTTCCAAAAGTTCTGGCTGGCATTCAGGTTGGTGCCGGGGCAAATGCTAATGCCATGAAGGCTGCTCAGCCACAGCAGGGAAATAAAACTGAGATAAATATCGGTCAGGTTGACGTGAATTCCTCAGCTTCAACCACGACCGCTCTCGGAGCCGATCTGCAGCGCACGGTCCAGAGGAACAGACTGGTAACTCCGTCTATGTCAGGGCAGGGATAATATGGCTTTCTCACTTAACGAAACAACGCTACTCAGTGCGATAAGAAGCCGCAGCATCTTCTCAATAGTGAACAGTGTTCTCCATCCGGGTTACGGTATTTACCTCAAATCAGGGGCTAAAGCGCTGTCACCCACTTCTTTTTTGGGTATTGAGTATGGCGCTGATGCGGCTGTTGTCTCATCCCCTATCGAAAGTGGATCGTACAACTCTTTCAATAAGGTGAAGCGACCGTCAGTAATCAGAGTATTGTTCACGCTAGAGGGGTGGTCCGGCTTTACAGGCAGCCTTCCAAACCTGACTAACCTCAGCCTTACCAGTCGCGCCGACATGCTGGCGCGGCTTGATAAAATGGTAGCTGATGCCCAGGTGTATGACATTGAGACGCCAGATACTACCTATGAGAGCTACGATCTGATCCGTTATAACTACCGGACATCAGATCGCGACGTAACCCTGCTGACGGTAGAGGCAATATTTCAGGCTGTTATGCAGGTTGCGGAAGTTACACTGACCAACACGACGGCTAACAGCAACATAACCTCAAATGCTACCAGCAAGGCCGCGAGTGTCGTGACGGAGAAAGCTAACTCTACAGCAACAAACTCCACCCTGGATGATGTGAAGGGCGCTTTGACCGGGCTTAAGACCTCAGTATCAAACGCTTCATCCGCAGTGACAACATCTGTCACAAATGCCGTAAGTTCGGCGACCTCTGGCGTTACCAGCGAGATAAACGGCGCAGCCACCTCAGCTATAAAGAACCTTTCAACAACAGTGGATGAACTGGTAGCGGGGCTGTCATGATGCAAAACATATCCCTGAAGCCAGTAAAAGCCCAGGAAGTCAGCGTTAACCTTTCCGGGCAGGATGTCACCCTTCGCATCGTTCAGCGGTCAACTGGTTTATTCATAGACATTGGCGTCGATAATCGATGGATCGCCCAAAGCGTGCCTTGTCTGAACTGCAATAAACTGATTCGCTACCCCTATCTTAAGTTCAGTGGTGAGTTGTTTTTCGCTGATACAAAGGGCGATCTTGACCCAGATTATGAAGGTCTGGGGGACAGGTTCAAATTGTTCTACGCCACTGCAGAAGAGATGACTGAATGACCTATAAAAAACGCACACTGAGGTTCCAGTTTACGTTAAGTGAAGGTTCTTTTGACGATGCCGGGAGCGACATCCTTACTATCGATAACATCAAGGCCGAGATTCAGATAGGCGCGTATGGTGGGATATTCGGGACATCTCTGGACGCAAGGGTATATGGTTTAAGTTTGGGCAACATGGGACGCCTAAGCTATAAAGGGATCCAGCTTAATGGTGCCAAGCAGAACATGGTAAAAATATGGGCCGATGACAGGCCTATATTTTTTGGTTCGATTACTGGATGTTTTGCTGACTTAAATCAGATGCCTGACGCAGCACTGATTATTAGTGCATTTGCAACAGGGTTTGATCAGTCAATTACAGCACCGCCATTCTCTAAAGCAGGTGTTGTAAACGTTTCAGATATTATCCAGTCAATAGCCGAGTCTATTGGATACACGTTTGTAAATAGCGGAGTTTCCTCGCAGGTAGAAAATCCCTACTTTACCGGTGATCCAATATCACAGATACATCAGTGTGTAGAGCTTGCCGGTATCGAGGCTGATTTCAGGTTAGGCACCGTCTATATCTGGCCTAGAAATGGAAGCGTAGATGATACGATGCCATTCGTTTCTCCAGGTGACGGGCTAATAGGCTACCCCGTTTTTACAAGAACAGGGATAAACTTCCAGTGTCAATATAGCCCCCTGATAATCCGGGGCAGGAAAATACAACTGGAAACATCCCTTCCAAACGGAAGCGGGGTCTACACCATTCAGTCTGCCACCCATAGCCTTTCAACTTGGACAGAGGGAGGTCCGTGGACGTCAATAGTTTTAGCGTCTATTGGTCTTCTTACGGAAAGACAATAATGAACCTTTTCACAACAACACCTCATGATACATCGGTCGAAGCAAACGCTCAGCAATTTCTTATGCGTAAGTTCCTGATGGGCAAGGCATTCATTACTTTGGCCATAGTAACATATGTGAGTGAGGATGGGGGCTTTGTTTCAGTTAAGCCAATGGTAGAGGGGTTTACTGGGGCTGGAGATCTGATACCAAACGCAGATATTCATGGCGTTCCTGTGTGGAGGCTTCAGCGTGGGGGTAGCGCGGTTATTATGCCTCCTGTTGTTGGCGACATTGGCTTGATTGCGATATGTGATCGAGATATTTCAGCAATAAAGAAAACCAAAAAGGCTGCCCTTCCCGGCTCGAACAGGATTCATAGCTATACAGATTCAATCTATCTGGGTGGAGTGCTAAATGCCGACCCATCACAGTACGTAAAATTCTCTGACTCTGGGATTGATGTTGTCTCACCGATGGACGTAAATGTTAATGGGCGGAACGTTGCCATCAACGCATCGGCAAAGGCATCAGTAAACTCCCCAGTCATTGAGCTTAACGGCGCGGTGACTCAGGGCAAAGGAAGTAATGGAGGCAATGCAGTGTTCGGTGGATCGGTGACCGCAACAGGAGAGGTTACCGGTGCAGGAATTAAGCTTTCCACCCACACTCACGGCGGGGTAGAATCTGGTAATTCTAATACCAAAGGACCGCAGTGATGAAGGTACAGCTTATTCTACTAGCTTCATTATTATTATCCGCCTGCTCAGCTACGACCCGTGACCAGCAAAATCTTTTTGACGATAAGACATTCACTTCCACCACAGGAAAGGAATGGACTGTGAACAAGTTGAGGTCCGACTTTTTCGAAAGGACAGGTAAGCCACTAACAGGAGTGGTGACAAGCCAGTGCGGCTGGGATGGCGACTGTTACTATAATAAGTGGGCTTCCGCTTATGATGATGGGATTAATAAATACTTATCTGAGAGCAATAGGAAGGCTGATGAAGCAGCCGCAAGGTGCGACAGTGATCCACGCTGTGTCGAAGCGAGGGAATTAAAAAAAGAGATGACAAACCTTGCAAACCAATATCGATTTATCATGCATTCCCACCCTTACGAGCAAGCGGACTATGACGCTGCGATAAGGCTGCTTTGCGAAAAATCCTCAGCCGCTCACAAAGCCGGAATTTCAAAGAAAGGATTGCTGGATGGACTGAGAGATGCGCCTGGTGTTTCTCCCGGAGATAGGGAGCAATTTTTGGCGGTGGCATCTTCATGCTGGACAATAGTTGACTTGAATGGGGAATGGAAAGAATCTCTTCGAGGAATTTACTAACCTATAGCTTTGTATTTTTAAATAACAAATCAAGCCTCGGCAATCGCCGGGGCTTTTTCATTTCTGGAGATCCAGATGATAACCAAATCCATGCTTCTCGAAACAGAAACGTGGGACCTGTCCCTTGATGCATCCGGGAATATAGCCGCCACACAGAACCCCTATGCGGTTGCGCAGGATGCAGCGTGTGCGTGCTCCACCTTTCTTGGGGAAGCCTGGTATGACACTACACTGGGCATCCCGTATTACGAGCGCATTCTCGGCCACTGGCCCGGTTCACAGTTGATCAACACAAAAATGGCGGCGGAGGCCAAAAAGCTTCCTTATGTGCAGGATGCGTTCTGCACCGTCACCATCAGCAATGACACCCGCGTATCGTCAGGAGTAATGACACTGACAGACACCAACTTCGAGCAATCAATCATTCAATTCTGAGGCCATACATGGCAGACGTAACTGTAAGCACTTCGGTCCCGGATGTCACGCTATCCGACATCGGTATAGCCCTGCCTGATGAGATGGACATCCTTAACGGCCGCCTTTCAGATCTGGACACGGCGATGGGCGGAGGGATGAGCAAAAGCCTGACAACGCCGCAGGGACAGATTGCCATGTCCGACACGGCTATCATTGCGGATAAAAACGCGGCACTGGCATGGCTGCTGAGTCAGATTAACCCGGACTTCGCTTCAGGCAGGATGCAGGATGCAATTGGTCGCGTCTACTTTATGGATCGCATATCTGCGCAAGGAACTGTCGTTACAGCAACTTGCACCGGACTGGTTGGCACACAGATTCCCGCGGGAAGTGTGGCTCAGGACGGTGAGGGCTACCTGTATTCCTCGCTCTCTTCTGCTGTTATCCCTGCTGGGGGCGCGGTTGACATCCAGTTCCAGAATCAGACATCCGGGCCTATCCCATGCCCGGCTGGCTCTCTCACCACTATATTCAGAGCGGTTACCGGTTGGTCTGGTGTGAATAACACTACAGCTGGGGCGGTTGGCGTCGATGTTGAAAACAGAATTTCATTCGAGAAGCGACGCCAGCAATCAGTAGCGAGAAATGGGCGCAACATGGACGCCTCGACACTAGCAGGTCTGCTTGCGGTTGATGGCGTTCTGGACGCATACGTCTGGTCAAATCGAACCAGCGACACCGTAAACCACGGCGTGACAAGCTTCCCGGTAGCGCCACACTCGATTTACATCGGCGTTTATGGTGGCAGCGATCAGGATGTGGCGGAGTCAATTTTTGAGACCAAAAACCCAGGCGCAAACCTGAACGGTAATACGCAGTTTGTCGTTGAGGACAGGGAAAACTACAGCGCTCCTTATCCGCAATACACAATGCAATGGCAGCGAGCAGCGCCTGTACGCGTCAGGTTTAAAGTGTCAATTGAAACTAACCAGAATCTTCCATCCGATATTACACAAAGGGTCAGGGCGATGGTTGAGTCGGTATTCAGCGGTGAATACAACGGCATAGTTAAGGCCAGGATTGGTTCCCGCATTAACTCCGGTGTTTATTACGCCCCGGTTATTTCAGTGTCACCTGAGTACCTGAATATTTCATCACTTTTAATTTCAACTGACGGGCAAAATTATCTTCCATCTGTAACGGTTGGTGTTGATCAGATGCCGACAATTCAGCAATCAGATATAGAGGTGGTGATGGTGTGAAATGGGAAGACACGATACTCACGCAATATGCATCAAGTCACCGCCTGCTCTCTATTATCGATACATTTAATCAGTCAATATCAATAGATGAATTTACAGAGTCATTTATTGAAGATGTATGGGACCTGGCAACAAACAAATCATATGGACTGGATGTATGGGGGAACATAGTAGGAATATCAAGGTATATTCGCGCAGAAATTGACAGTAGCAGTTTCGGTTTTTCTGAGTCGAACAGTGGTGATATCTATGAATATCCATCGCCATTTAACGACCAGCCATTCTATGCGGGCGAGCAGGAAACTGAAACCGTGCGACTTGGCGATGATGCCTACAGGACACTGATACTCTGCAAGGCCTTCTCCAATATCAGCACGGCAACCATTCCTGAGATAAATAAATTCCTTTCTATGCTCTTCAAGGGGAGAGGAAAGGCTTTCTCAATAGACTATGGTGATATGACCATGGGGATTGTATGCGAGTTCTTTCTTGCTCCGTATGAAAAGGCGATTCTTGAAAACTTTGACGTCCTGCCAATTCCCAGCGGCGTGCTGACAATCACAAGGCAAATAGTTCCTCCCTATTTTGGTTTCTCTCGTGACGCATATCCGTTCAACGATGGAACATTTTACAGAGATATATAAATGAAAAGAATAGACTCTCCCAAAAAGCAGCCAGTTCCATTTGGTATCAATGGTCAAAGGGAGAATTTACTCCCCTCTACTCCGGCAGGTGATAATACAGCATCATACAGCGATGGGTTCCCTGCAGTAACTATGATTCTGAAAGCTGCGGGTGGTCTTCCACCCAAAGGTCAGGACATGAATCAAATCCTGTTCGAGCTTTCCAGTCTGGCTAGATGGGCTAGTACAGGTGCAATTAACGCATTTGATGCTGATTTTGCTACATCTGTCGGCGGATATCCTAAAGGATCAATATTACTTGGCGATGATGGGATTACTCTTTTCATCAGCACCACTGACAGCAATTTGAACAATCCCAATTCTGGAGGGCCTGGCTGGTTCAACCTGTCTAATGGTTACCTTAAGTCATCTGAAAATCTGGCAGACATTCCTGATAAGATTGCCGCTAGGTCAAATTTATCGGTGAACGGCTTTACTACTGCAGACCCCTCTGAATCATGGGTGCACCCTTCTACAAACAAAGCGATTCATATATTTATCAACGCTAAAGGGGAATGGGGTGCCTATAATGGCGCGGATATATCTCCACTAACAATTGCTTTTGGCGGGACAGGCGCAACAACCCTGTTAGGAGCAAGACAGAACCTGCAGGTTGATAGGCTCATCCAATCGGCTAGTCAATCCGGGATGATTTCTCAAAATGGCAAATATCAGTTCTTTATTAACAATGATGGGGGTTGGGGTTTATTCAGCACTTCCGGAGATCAACAATCACTTTCGATAGGCAACGGCGGGACTGGAGCAACAACTATCCTGGGGGCGAGGCAAAACCTAAAGGTTGATCGGCTAACACAATCAGAAAGTCAGACAGAAATTGCCTCGCAAAACGGTAATTACCATTTATATGTAAATAATGATGGCGGCTGGGGCGTTTTCAATCCCAGCGGAAGTAATCAGGGCCTGCAAATTGAAAATGGAGGAACGGGAGCTACAACACTTCTTGGCGCAAGGCAAAACCTTCAAATTGACCGAATCAATCAGTCTGAAAATCAGACGCAAATATCATCCCAGAATGGTAAATATAACTTATATGTGAACAATGATGGCGGCTGGGGTGTCTATAATCCCTCAGGAAATAATCAAGGGCTTTTAATTAGCAACGGAGGTACCGGAGCCTCAACCGCTCTAGGGGCTAGGCAGAATCTTCAAATTGATAGATTAATTCAGTCAGCATCTCAGACAGAAATAATCTCGCAAAACGGTAATTACCATTTCTTTATAAATAATGATGGCGGCTGGGGGTTGTTTAGTACAGCTGGCGATCAGAAAGCGTTATCGCTTGAAAATGGCGGTACCGGCGCAACAACACCATCAGCAGCCAGGGGTAATCTCGGAATCGGCTCGGTCGCCACAGAAAATATTCTTCCATTGGCGAAGGGCGGAACAGGGGTCACATCTTTAGCCTCATTGCAGGGTCTGCTGGGACTGAAAAGCGGCGCTTACGGAGAGGTAAGAACAGGAACGGTTCAGGGATCTGGGGATAAGGTATTCTCTTCTCCTTTCCCGCAGGGTCGTATTTTGGGTATTGCCTTTTGCCCCTTGGTATCAGGTGCTGGAGTGGGATACATGCTCACAGCAAGTATGTCTTATGTTAATGGGAACGGATTCGGCTTCCTGCCTAAGTATTACGCTGGTGACGGTGGGGCAGTAAGGGATGCCGGTGAGTCATTTTATTATATTGCCTGGGGGCTGTGATGGGTCAGTATATCTATAGTGCTAAAAATAACTGTTTTGTAGATGCCACTCGCGTAGCCGAGTTTGAATCTTTTGGATGGGACTTATCAGACGCCAAAGAAGTTGATGATGAAGTCTATCTGGAGTTCATCCAGGACAGGGCTGTGGATGGTTACCGACGTATGCCGGGCGCTGATGGACTTCCTGTATGGAAGGAACTGCCTCCACCAACTCATGAAGATTTGGTGAAAGAGGCAGAGAAAGATCGGCAAATAAGGGTCAGTGACGCTAATGCCATGATCAACAGCAAGCAGTGGCCCTCAAAGCTTGCTCTGGGGCGAATGTCAACGAAAGAAAAGGCTCAGTTTAATTTGTGGCTGGACTATCTTGATGCCCTGGATGCGGTGGATACGTCAACCGCGCCAGACATTGAGTGGCCTGAAAAGCCAGCATGATGAGAAACGCATAGCTCTGCACCTGTGCAGGGCTTTGCACTCTCTGGGGCATGCATGGGGCAAAAAATTAGCGCAAAACAACTCAAAACCTCCGAAGGTCGTGATTCGTCTTGCGCTAATGCTTTGGTTTACGCCTGCTTTTAGCTTACTTCAGCTTAAAACATAAAAAATATCCCGCACATCATGATTAAGCACTAGCGTATGAGCCCGGTGGCGCTGCGCTTACCGGGCCTACGGTTTGGAGCCACTGGCGGTGCAAAACTGTATCGCCGTCTTCCTGCTTTGCTCTTCTTTTCACCTTTCGCTCCCGACATAATCTACAGGTCGGTTTCCCTCGCTTTCGCAGGGATAAAGCTTGATTTACATCAATAAAAAATGCATATTGCGCGCGTTTTATTCTATTTGAGCAAATGTCAGCTATGACCCTATACCAAAAAATGCTGGTCTTCTACGCCGTGATGGCGACGATCTGTGCACTCATCACCTGGTTCCTGTCAAAGGATCGCAAGCGCATCCGCTTTCTGTGCGCGTTTCTGATCGGTTCTACCTGGCCAATGAGCTTTCCGGTGGCGCTGCTGATTTCACTGTTCTAA